TAAACAAAAAGAAAGCCTTTAAAAGATGTTGTGAATCACCTAAATTTAAACTGTGGCTAAATAAAAAGATATTTGAATTAGATAATAAAATAGATATTGAAAAAATAGTAGAAGAAATGATGCGAGAAGAGAATATAAAAACTGAAGTTAAGAATAAAGATGGAAAGTGGGTTGAGGTTAATGGCTGAAGAAATTAAAGACAACATAGAAGAAAAACCTAAGTCTAACAAACTAGAGACTTGTGAAGATTGGCAGGAGTTCTTTGGAAAGTTAGCTAATCCTAAGTGTACTAAATGTTATGGTAGAGGATACACAGGTTGGAGTGAGTTTGATGATAAAGGTAGAATGCCAATAGGTTGCTCGGCTAAGAATTGTAGTATACACAAACTTAGAATGTTTCAGAGAGAGCAACAAATTAGGCAAATGAAAAAGAAACAAGAAGAGATGAAAGAGAAAAAGGAGGAAAAGAATGATGTCACTTCTGATACTACTGAGCCTGCTAATTAGTCAACCTGAAGAGTTAATTTTCATTGATAGTGAAGGTACTCATAGAGGAATAGAAGATGGAAGTTATTATTCCTATAACTCTATTCTTGCAAGGTATGGTTATGGTACTGAGAGTCATTCAATGTATCATATAGACCCTAATTATATTTCCTTAACTATAGATTGGGGAGATACGGTAGAGGTAGATTTAGATACGCTTATACTAGATGTAACTAATCTTAATTATGAGTATTTTATTATTCAAAGGAATGACGATATTCTAATGGTACTCAACATTGAGGAGTTAAAGAATGAATAAAGTTAGTATTCATAAATACTTAGATAACGAAGGAACAATTACTCTTTCAGCTTCAGGAGTTACATTTCCTTGTGTTAATCAAGCTAATTTACATAGGCAACAAGTGATTGAACAAATGAAAGATGCTGAGAATGTTACTCTAAGGATAGTACCAGAACCAAGCAATCCTTATGATGAGTATGCTCTTAGAATAGATTGGAATGAATACGATGTAGGTTACATTCCTAAAAACGCTGATGTTGAAATGATGAAAAATAATGGAAGACCTAGAAGGCTATATAGTAAAAATATAAATAAGATTCTAGCAGAATATCCTTCCGAATTAACCGTGACACTAAACAGTGTATATGGAGGATACAACGGAAAACATTATGGATTTTCTGTAAATATAAGTAAAATAAAGTAATTGTAATATCGGCTGGATTTACTCGTTATATAACCTAGATTCAGCCGAATATTGTATATAGTAATAGAAAGGTACATTATTATTAAAAATATAGATGCTAAATTTAAGGTTGAAAATGATAAATTCTCATTATATTGTGAGGATAATTTAACTATATTAAAACAAATGGAAGATAATTCCGTAGATAGTATTGTGACTGACCCTCCGTATGGATTAAGTTTTATGGGTAAGAAGTGGGATTATGATGTACCTAATGTAGAAGTTTGGCAAGAATGTTTAAGAGTATTAAAGCCTGGGGGACATTTACTTTGTTTTGCAGGAACTAGAACGCAGCATAGAATGGCCGTAAATATTGAGGACGCAGGGTTTGAAATTAGAGATATGATTGCTTGGGTGTATGGTTCGGGATTCCCGAAATCACTGAATATAGGCAAAGCAGTAGACAAGTTGCAGGGGAATGAGCGAGAGGACTTAGGCTACAATGACAACGCAAGAACTAACATACCAGACAAAGATGTTTACGAAGCAGGAATTAGGGGTAAGGAAGCACGACTAACCAAAGGCAACTCACCCTATGAGGGTTGGGGTACAGCATTAAAACCAGCATTAGAACCTATTACATTAGCTAGAAAACCTTTAGCGGAAAAAACTATTGCTAAGAATGTCCTCAAGTATAATACAGGTGGGTTGAATATAGATGATTGTAGAGTTGAAGTACCTAATTCTGAAAAAGAGAGCTTTGCAAACGAGTGGGATAGAGAACAAAGTAAGTCCGCTGAATTAGGTGGTGTAGCTATGGGCAAGAGACTAATGGCAAAAGATTTAAATGAATTTAGGCCAGAAGGAAGATGGCCAGCTAACTTGATACATGACGGGAGCGAAGAGGTTCTAGAGGGATTCCCTGAGACGAAGAGTGGTCAGCCTGGGATTATGCGTAAATGTATCAATGGCGGTGCTGCCTACGGCGCAGAGAGTAGATTGCCTAGGACACACATGACAGGCTTTGGGGACTCGGGTTCAGCTTCCAGATTCTTCTATTGTGCAAAAGCAAGTAAGAAGGATAGGGATGAAGGGTGTGACCTTTTACCTGAAGTGTTAACTCTGCGTTATAGTGAAAAAGCACAAGGTCCATTGCCTCAACAAACACCTTCTAAACCAGTACCTCAACGCAATCCTCATCCTACCGTTAAGCCTACGAATTTAATGACTTATTTGTGTAAATTAATTACACCTAAAAATGGTATAGTTTTAGACCCCTTTATGGGTAGTGGTTCGACAGGCAAGGCTTGTATGATTGAAGGTTTCAAATTTATAGGTATAGATATGGAACCTGAGTATTTTGATATTGCTAAGGCTAGAATTACTTTTGAAGCAAACAAAGTTAAACAAGATGATTTATTTAGTACAGTGCCTCTTGCACCTAAGAAACCTAAAAGAGGCAGAAAAAGGAAAGTAGTTAACTAATGGGAAAACATAATCTACCAGAAGAAGCAGAAATAAGAAAAAAGTTTAGAGACCTACGAGAACGATTAAAGAAACAGATAGAGTCTTATGATGAATCAGAGTTTGAATTAAAAGAAACTACTGATGCTATCAAGTATCAGTATGGTATTCTTGCGAGACTAGAAGAGGAATTAGAGAAGGTTCCTAGAGACGAAGATTTAGAACTTGAACTAGAGGAGTTTACTGAAACAGAGTATGAAGGAAAAAAAGCATATACTAGAATACCAGAAAAGACCTACAATAAATTACTGAGAAGACTGGAAAGATTAGAAGCTAAATTAAATAGAGTCACTATTCTAAATGATTTGGGTAGAAACGCAAGACTTCTTACTCAAAATATTACAGCACAAGCTACTATTGAGGAAAGTCGTGCAAATACGAAGCGCATTGAAATTGAAACACACCATGCTAGTTTACTACAGTTAACTAAAATATTCTATCTAGCATTAAGAAAAAGAGGATTTACTGATGATGAAATTGCGAGTGTAGCAAAGGAACTCAAGAGAATACAGAAGGATTATCCGCTCATACAGACCGATTTTGACCAGATGAAACAATTACTCTTTGCCCAACCAGAAGAGATACCTAATGTTATAGATGCAGACTATGAGGAAGTGGATGATAAGTTAGCTGAGGTTAATGCTACTCTGAATAAAAAGGCTAAAAGAGGTAGAAAGAAGTGAGTAAAAAACAAGTAGAGTTTGATGTGTTAGGAATAGATGCTGCTCTAGATTCTTTTGCTAAGGATGCGGGGTATTTTGATGGGGATGAGGATGAGCGAATATGGGAACATAAGCCTGTAAATATAGTGGAGTTTTTAGAGTCATCCCGATTTATGAACTCAAAGTATAACAAAAGTACTGGAGTAGGTGTTTTTCCTTGCGTTATGGATGATTTAGTTTCTATCTTTGGAACTAATGCTGAGGATGTTGCTCCAATAAAAAGGCGAAGTTACTTTTCTGAAGCAATCGGAACAGGGAAATCTTCACGAATGGCATGGGCTTCTTTGTATATGGCATACAAAATTCTCTGTTTACGAAACCCTATACAGTGGTATAATTCTCATGGTGCTAAATTATTACCTAATTCAAAAATTAGTATTTGCTTACTGTCAAGAACAGAAGATAATGCAAAAGATGTAATTTTTTCCAAAGCCAACATGGCGTGTTTACAGAGTGAATGGTTTAATGAACATTATTTACCTGATTCACAAGTAATGAGCAAACTAATTTTCGATGCGGCTCCTAGAAATCGTAAACAACATAAACTAGGTAAAATATATAAAAATGTATGTATTATGCCCGGAAGTTCTTCGGAGTACAGCGTTTTAGGCGCGGATGTAGTATTCGGGGGGCTGGACGAGTGTACCAAATTCTCTGCGGCAGGAGATAGAAATCTGACGGATGAAGATACCGACCAAGCGGAAGTTCTAATAAATGCATTATCAGCTAGAATCACGAGTAGGTTTGGAGATTTAGGTCATCTTTGTTGTGTAGGGAATCCGGAGCACTTGGATGATACGATAGAAAGGTACACGAAAAGAGACGCTAATAATCCGCTTGTTTATATTGTAAAACGAAGAGCAGTATGGCACGCTAGAATGCCAGAATTTGACCCCGACAAATTAGATAAAAGTGGAAACCCAGTATATCCTCATTTTTATTTTGATATTGAAAAAAAGCGAATTGTTCCTCAAGAAGTTTATGACAGAAAAAAGAAACGAAACAAGAATATAAATGAAGTTATTATGCGTATTCCTTACGGGCCTAGTAATCAATACTACGAAGTTTTCAGAGATCGTCCTGAGATAGCATTAAGGGATTATGGAGGAGTTCCTACACAAGCAGTAGGTCAGTGGTGGAGTGAAGCACAAACAGTCCTCCCTCAAAAAGTAAATCGAAATCGTGTTTCTCCTATCCCCGAAAAAGAATTACACCCTATGCCTAAGTATAGTGCTAATGGAGAGATACCTGATTTTAGCAATATCATAGACATTACAAGAGAGGATTGGGCATGGTACACTATTCATATTGACCTTGCTGAGAATGGTGATAGTGCAGTATTAGTAATGTCACATCCTACAGGTTTAACAGGTAAGTCTCCTAAGATTAAGATAGATTTAATTTACAGGTTTAAGCCTAGTTTAACTAATCCATTTCAATTAAAGACTATTAGAGATTTAGTATGGTGGTTATGGAAGGTTAAGAAGTTTCCTATTGGTAAGGTCACAGCAGATAAGTGGAATAGCTTAGAGATGTTACAGGCGTTTGCTATGGAAGGTTTAGATGCTGAGAAATTAAGTGTGGATAGTAGAAGTCAAGAGTTATTTGACAACTTGAAGTGGTGTATCATTGAAAATAGATTAGACTTCTTTTCGTTTGAGGATTTTAATAGAGAGATATACGGTTTGGAGAAGAATGGAAAGAATGTTGAAAAGAATAAGTATGGTAGTGATGATGTTGCTCAAGGTGTAGCAGGAAGTGTGTATAATAGCACTCAATTAGGCAAGTTTGATGAGCCAACTTGGGATAAGAGTTGGGATTTAGAAAATGATATGATACCTGGAGAAGATTTTGCTAGTAGTGCGGAGATATGGTAGGAAAGGAACTTAAATGAGAAGTGTATATGAAACTGATTTAGACAGTCAAGCTATAGTAGCTGGAGAGTATTTAGATTCAGACTTACTTAAAGGGTTTTCACTGAAAGAAAAGGAAACTCAAGAAGCTAAAGACACAAAGAAACGCCACACTGAAAGCTGGAAGACTAATATGCGTAAGTGGCGTAGTGAAGAGAAAAAGAGAAAAGCTAAACTTGAAAAGAAGATTGAAGCTTTAAGAGACCAGTTACCTAATGCTACTACAGAAGTACAAACTAAGAATATTGAAAAGGAAATTGAACGATTAGAGAAGAGTTACTATTCTCCAACAGACCCTCCGTTTCCTGCTTCCGATGTATCAATATTGACACAAGCTGAGTATCTAGCTGGCGGCGAGTATATCGAGAAGCCTTATGACCTAGAAGATTTAACTAACCTTGTTGAAAGCAGTCAAAGACTTAAATCCAGCATTAAGATTAGTGCTAATAATTCTGTAGGATTAGGTCAAAGATACAGACCCACAAAGAATCGTAATGTTGCCGATTTTTCAAGTGAAGAATTAGAAGAGTACCATAATCAAGGTAAAGAATTACTAGATTGGTACAATTCCAGAGTAGAAATTGGTAAGAAGTTCTATCAAAAAGCCTTTGAAGTAGACTATGATAAGTTTGGTTTAGGTGAAGGTTACTTTGAGGTAGCTGATACTCGTAAAGGAAGTATCTCTGCTATTCGTTCTATTAAACCTACTTACATATTTGAAGGTAAGAATAGAGATAGGTATATCTGGATTAAGAATGGTAAGAAAAAGTATTTCAAGCGTTGGGAAGACAAGTCTATAAGAAACAGTGAGTCATTTGAAAAAGGTAGTGTTCCTGTAGATAAAATGGCTACTCGTTTAATTCCTTATAGAGAGTATAACTTAGTGAGTGATGTTTATGGCGTTCCTCCGTATACCGGAAGTATTCCTCAGATTTTAGGAGGAAGGTATGCTGCTGAAAGAAATGTTAACCAGCAACTCAATGATGGTGTTCCAAGGTTAGTTATTACTGTTGCCGGTGGTGCTGTAGACGATGCTACTAAAAATCAGATTAAGAAGTATTTTCAACTCAAAGGAAAAGGTAGAGAAAACGCTGGAAGAGTAATGCTTCTCTGTGTGAATAGCAAAAATGCACTTAGTCCTAATTCTAAACCTCCAGTGGTAACTTTTGAACCGTTAACAGTAGGTAAGACTGATGATGCTAGTTTTATGAAGTATCAAGATGGCTGTAATGAGAGTGTCAGAGAAGCATTTAGAATGGCACTTACATTTTATGGGTCTGGTGGCACAGAAGGTAGGGCTGCTGCGTTCACTTTGAGAGACCAAGTGGTACGCACGGTGTTTCTTCCAGAAGCCAAGTGCATGGAAAACCTTTGCAATGATACCTTTACAAGAGAGTGGGCAATAGAGACTGGTAGAATTAAAGTAAACTCTGATGGAGAAATAACTGAAGATAACTTATTTGCAGAATTAGCTTTTGTTGAGTTAAGCACGATGTCTCAAAAAGACGAGAGAGAATTGGCTATTATGGCTCTTACTGGAGGGGCGTTAACTGTTAATGACTTCCGTGCTGAGATTTTGGGGATGCCTAAGATTGATTCGTGGATTGGGGATTTAAGCAAGTCACTAGCAATTTCTGCCTTACAGTTTAGCGAAATATCTCCTAGACTTGTTGCTACAATGATTGGTGATGATGAATTTCTAACAGCCATTGAACAAGATACACAAGAAGATGAAAGTAAAGTAATAGATGATACAACTAAAGCCATTATATATATGCGAAAAGGCTTGAGTAAAGTTTTAGAGCATAAGCATGTTGACAATTCTCTAGTGAAAAATTTAGAGAAGTATTACAGCACTTTAGCAGATAGTCTTGAAGATGACGATTCTGTTTTAGCTGAAAGTTTACGGAAGTTAAGGGATTCTCAATAATGAAAAAGCTTAAATCTCATCTTCGTAAAGAGCTATTGAGATTAGAAGTAAGCAAGATAGATTATTTCCTAGATTCAATTCATAGGGCAAACGGTACTACTCCAACAGATGACCCTTTGCCCTTTGAAGACTCGTTATCTAGTCTATGGAATACTCATTTCAATTCCTATTTCAATGATAACTTAGAAGAACTAGAGAAAACAGGAATGTTAACTATTGCTTTCAGTCTAGCTTATGAAGCTCTTAGAAGTTACAACTTAAATGAAATTGAACCTAAAGCTCTAACAGAAGCTATACAACAAACTCTTGGAGAAACGGTAGCGTTATTAGATAGGCCATTTGATATTAGATGGGCCTTACAAGAAGAGAATGAAATAAACGCTATTGTTGAAACTATGTATGAGAACGGTAGAAAAGCAGCTATTGAAGATTTAGGTTCAGAAGATACAGTAGAGAACGATGAAAGAGATAACAACGCCATAGCTCAAATTGCGACTATAGGAGTTATCTATTCTAGTATCAGTACCGAGAGCCAAATCATCATGCCTATTGCTACAAGACTTGTTAGAGAAGGCTTAATAGGCGATGTTGAGACTACTGCAATGACTAACACCTTTGCCCAAGGGCTAAGAGAATTGATACCGTTGAAGAGCGATATTTATTATCAGCAACTTAGTAGTGTGATAATAGGTAGAGCTAGGAATTATGGAAAGATTTTAGCATATGACAATCTAGGTGTTCTTTACCTAGAGGTTCAGAGTGCGGGTGACGATAGAGTCTGTGGTAGGTGTATGTTGTTCGATAGTATGGTTTTCCGTACTTCGGATTTAACTAATGTTATAGAAAATGCAATTTCTGCTAGTACTCTTGAAGAATACATTGATGCTAATCCTTTTGTAAACGGTTTGGATGCTGAGACTAATGAGTTTATTTTAGGCAATCAGAGTAGAATACCAGTTAATGCAGGAAGTGAAGCTCTTGCAAGTGCTGGGTTATTGCCTAGTTATCATCCTGGGTGTAGATGTACTGTAGTAGAATGGAGAGGCTAGTTTTTCTGTTGCATATAACCAAACTGTGTCTGAATTGTATATAATAGTATCACACTAAGACCGCCTCTGATTCAAGCGCAACTGTTTTAGTATTGCTCCCCCTTCGGACTGGATTCGTTCCCTCTGAAGGGGGTTATCTTTTACCCCTTGACAATTCCTAATCCACCACCTATATTACACTCGCACTGAATGAAGTTACTCCTTTCTAGTAAGTGCGATCATAAACACCCTTTCGGCAAGACCCCTTCTGAAACATGGATGGGTTCTTGTTAAGTAGGGTTGACAACTAACAACTGAAGTGTATATTCACATTGTACTTGAAACTGAAAAGAAACTCAAACTGAAAGGAAACTGAAATGTGTAGAATCATAAGTTGGATAGAAGTTGAAGGTAAGAATCTTTACATGGATAATGAATCTTTGAGAGATTCCTATGCCAGAGAACTTATCAAAGAAACTGGACATAACGAAGATGTTGAAGGTCATGGCTTCATTCGTAAATATTACAACATACCTGAAGGTAAAGGTAAAGAGTTTGAAGTTAATGATTTCTGGAACTATGGGAAACTACCTGAAGAGATAGCTAACAAGTTTCGTAATAATGAAATGGATGAACTGTTCAAATATGTTAGTAATTATGGTTTGATAAATATAGTTCGCTATGCTACAGACACTTACAAGGAAAAAGCATGGAAACTTCTACTCAAAAATAATCCTAGTAATTTTGATTTGAGCTATATAGTTTGCTATGCAACAGACACTTACAAGGAAAAAGCATGGAAACTTCTACTCAAAAATAATCCTAGTCATGATGAGTTGAGATATATAGTTTGCTGTGCAACAGACACTTACAAGGAAAAAGCATGGAAACTAATCCTCAAAAATAATCCTAGTAATAATGATTTGAGAGGTATAGTTTGCTG